TAATTCTTGAAATATTTCGGTGAGAGATAAAATATCCAAAAGTTCTTTAAGTTAATAATAATATATTATATCCCTTTTCTTTTCTCTCAGTAAATGGAAGTTAAATAGTATTTTCAAAGAAATATAGATTTTATTTATTTTATTTTAATTCTTGAAATATTTCGGTGAGAGATAAAATATTCAAAAATTCTTTAAGTTGATAATAATATATTATATCCCTTTTCTTTTCTCTCAGTAAATGGAAGATTATAATTTAAGTTAAGTATTAAAACTGTAATAATCTGTTTTTGTTGTTCTAGTCTCAAAGTTCAATAATGGATTATTCTTTGGAGTATCTTCAATTACAATTTCCTTATATCTCAACTTTTCTGGTTTCAATACAAATGCATATCTTGATTCATCAAAGAAAGTAATATTTTCTTGTAAATTTGTATCAAATAATTCATAACGCATTGCCAGCATTTGACAACCTAATTCTCTTGAAATAATGCCACTTGGATTAACCGGATTTTCTCCTTTATCTGGTAAACATATTGTCATATTTCTTTTATTATATTCTTGTAATTCATTCATATCAGGTGTAAATTTGACATCATAATAATTCAAAGCCCTCATAAACATAGAATTACTCGTCATATTTACATATTCATAAAAATTTTGATTATCAATAAAATCATTATTTATTTTATCAACTATAACAATAATTTTTCTTCTTAAATCTAATAGTTTAACATCCCCTAAATTGTTTGAATTACAACTACTATTCGCTTCATTACAAGTACTAAACTCATAACTATATTTTGGACCCAACAAATATCTGTCTTCATATTGTTTAAACAAATTGGCAAAATTAGAATACATTTTTTGATTAGCACTTTTTATTCTTAAATGTAAAATTATTGGGTCATTATAATTTGGTGAATTTCCTTGACTAAAACCATAATTTACAATTATATTCATAACATCACTGAATTTAACATAATTGAATGTTTCTTTAATGTTATAATTATCAACTGTGGAAGTTGCAACAACTGGATTATTATCAATTGAATAAATTTCAAAATCTAAACCACGAACGCCTTGTTTTAATATATTTTTTAAAATACACGTATTTACATAATCGTTTCTATAAGAACCACCACTACAACAATTATAAGCAGTATTTATGTAATAGTCTTTTAATGTATATTTTAAATCTTCATTAGTATCATCTAAATTATGAATATTACTATTTATTTTTGAATATAAACTATTCATTATTTTACATTCTCTCGAATTTAAATTCAACATATAGACAAAATATATAATAGTGATTGTAATAATCAAAAATATTATAAATGCCAAACTATATAAAATATAACTTTCCTTAATGGAAGATAATGATAATAAATTTTTAACTGTATCCTTATTCATATCTTTATTATAAGATATTATTTTTTTTACTAGAATTAAAACAATTTAGTAATTGAAAGTAGATTATATATATTATATTTCAAAAAAGTTAAATAATATATACATATAAGTTATAAAGATATGCCTGGTGGATTAATGCAATTAGTTTCTGAAGGACAACAAAATATTATATTAAATGGAAATCCATCAAAAACATTTTTTAAATCTACGTACGCAAAATATACAAATTTTGGTATGCAAAAATTTAGAGTTGATTTTGAAGGGTCAAAAACATTACGATTAAATGAAGAATCTTATTTCACATTTAAAATTCCAAGATATGCCGATCTTTTAATGGACTGTTATTTATCAGTTGAATTACCCAATATTTGGAGTGGAATTATACCACCTGTTTCAGACACATCGTCGCCTTATTATAATGGCGGTAATTGGGTCCCTTACGAATTTAAATGGATTGAATATATTGGTGCTCAGATGATTTCAAAAATTGAAATTACTTGTGGAAACCAAAAATTGCAAGAGTTTTCAGGTGCCTACTTACTTGCAATGGTCCAGCGTGATTTTTCTACTGAAAAAAGAGAATTGTTTGAAAAAATGATAGGTCACGTTCCAGAGTTATATGACCCTGCAAATTCGGGAACACGTATCAATTCTTACCCAAATGCATATTATACTACGAATCCTACAGGAGCTGAACCTTCTATTCGTGGCAGAACATTGTATATACCATTAAATGCGTGGTTCAATTTAAAAAGTCAAATGGCTTTTCCACTTACAGCACTTCAATATAATGAATTACATATTAATGTAACAATGAGACCAATCCAAGAATTATTTCAAATACGCGATGTATTTGATGTTACAAACAATTTTCCTTATGTATGTCCTAATTTTAATTTATATTATATGCAATTATATCGTTTTTTACAAACACCACCAGATGTAGAATTATCGGTTACTTCTTATGTAGACCAAAGAACAATATGGAATGCTGATATAAATTTAAATTGCACTTATTGTTTTCTTTCGAATGAAGAATCTAGAGTTTTTGCTTTAAATGAACAGAAGTATTTATTTAAACAAGTGAGAGAAACTGTTTTTTATAATGTTACAGGAACGAACAAGGTAGATTTAGATTCTCTCGGTATGGTTTCAAGTTATATGTTTTATATGCAAAGAAGTAATGTAAATTTAAGAAATGAATGGAGCAATTACACAAATTGGCCTTACAGATATATGCCAAATGATTTAATACAGGCGCCATCGAGTGGTACATATTCAATAACAAGGAATGGGGTTAATGTTGATATTGGTCCAGGAGTAAATTCAGATGGACAATTGACAGGATGGATGATTACAGGAAATTATAATTTTGAGAACATAAAAGACATTTTAGTTAGTATGGCTTTTTTATTAGATGGTATTTATCGGGAGAACCAACAACCTGCAGGTGTATACAATTACATCGAGAAATATACAAGAACTAATGGTAATGGTCCAGATGGTTTATATATTTATAATTTTTGTTTAGATACATCTCCGTTTAATTTACAACCTACAGGTGCTATGAATATGAGTCGGTTTACAAATATTCAATTTGAATTGAATACGATTATTCCACCGCTAGATCCACTTGCTCAATCATTAACTATATGCGACCCACAAACAGGAAATATTGTTGGCGTAAATAAACCAACTTGGAGAATTTATGATTATAATTATAATTTATTTGTATTTGAAGAGAGAATAAATATGGTAACATTTATTGGAGGTAATTGTGCTCTACAATATGCTACTTAAATTTGTATTTTATATATTTTATATATATATATAAAATGTTTAATAAAAAAAGAACATTACCAGCTGATGATTCTTTAGAAAAAGAAGATAATAATGATTTTATTAAATTATTAAAAAAAAGAACAAAAAACGGCATTGAAATTCCATCATATTACGGATTAAGAAAGAATAAACAAGGAGAACTTGTATGGGGACATAAAGCAGTAGATGTCCTTCGTAGAATAAGTAGCAATGCTGAAAGAGCAGAACCAGTAATAAGTTATTTTGATGAAAATTTAAATTTTACTGAAGATGGTGATACAATAAATATATTTAATGATTCATTTAATTGTGAAAACATAAAAGAATTAGAAAAAAAAGGATTAGTTTCTGATTTGTATGTAACTAAAGTAGAACCGAAATATCCAGATTCTACTTTTAATAAATATAAAATAACCATTGATGTTCCTGAAGATAAAAGAACAAACATTAAATTAAATAAAAAATTATTAGAAGCAGTAAATGATATAAATAAACCATTAGTTTTTTGTTTAGTAGCGCCCAAAATACCTCATGCGTTAATTTGTATTCTTCACGAAGAATTATTATACACTGTAGGATTTGCTTTCGACGCAGACCAAGATAATTCTGACAAAAAAGCGCAATTTTTGAGTAATTTAAATTTAAGTAGTTTAAGTGGTTTAGTTGAAAAAATGAGTGGAATGATAACTACACCAGATATATTTATGCCGACAACCGAACAAGAATCAATAATTGTGTGGGTAGATTATTTAAGTAATGATATGATAAAACGATTTAATGAATTTTTCCAATCAACCTCACGAATGAGTGTTACATATGATTATGAATACAATAATTTAGAGGGTGAGCAACAAAAACAACCATTATGTGATTATCCTAAATATTTATTATTTGTTGAGAATAAACCATATTGTTATGGTGGACCAGCATTTGGTGGAAATAATTGTATTTCTTGGATAGAATATATATTAGGTGTAAAATTAAATTGCGGGTTAGAGTCAAACCCTAAATTGTGCGATGACATAAATATTATTGGTTTTGAATATTTATTTAATGCTATTGAAAATCATACAAAAGATCCATCACAATTAGATATAATATTAAAAAGTCTTCAAAAAGAATTAGAACAAAGTTATGTTACTAGATTTTTACAAAGTTATGGTAATTTTTTCTCAAAAAAAATTGGGGGGTCAATTAAAAAAGGTAAAAAAGGTAAAAAGAGTAAAACATTGAAAAGAAGT